ATCTTCGATTGATACTCTCTCTTCTATTAACAATTTTCCCTCTAGTTCTTTTTGCCTCTTCCTTACATAATCAACATATACTTTGGCACAATCAATCATACTCTGATCTATTGTGATTATAAAATCTTCTATATTCTCCTCTTTATTTAAGTAATAATCTTCCAGCGTTATATTATCCAAGCGGTCTTTTAACTGTGCCTCAACCATTTGATGAACTAATGTTCCATTAGCAGCAGCTTCAGACACTTGATAGGGTACATCCTGTGCCAACTTTGGCATACCAGGACACTTCAACCAAATGTTAGAGGCTGAAGGGCTAAGAAGAGCATGAGCCATTACTTATATAAGATTTATTTTCTAATTCAATAATTTCTGCTAGATCGTATAAGACCTTGCCACCAATTTTGTAATAGTTTGGACCTTCACCACGACCACGCCAGTTTTCAATAGTTCTTGGACTTTTATTCCAACGCTTCGCTAACTGACTTGTATTTAAAAAATTTCTCTCGTTGTTTGTATTTTCTTGCATAAAACTCCCTTTTTGTTCTATTTTGGTTTAGTATATACATAAAAATACACTTTACAATGTAAAAGTGTAAAATTTTAGGAGAATATTATGAGAATTAAAAAAGAGAATAATATGGTTGATAAACCAGCACACTACACAAAGGGATCTATTGAGTGTAAAGACGCAATAAAATCTGCTTTGGGTAGAGAGCAATATGAAGGATTTTTGCGTGGCAATATACTTAAATATGTATGGCGAGGTCCACATAAAGGTGAAAATCTGGAGGATTATAAAAAGGCTCGTTTTTGGCTTAATGAACTTATCTCCGAAATAGAGGAAATGTAATGTTAGATGATATAAAAATAAGAAAAGATGGCTTATTTGATGGCATTGATGATCCTATTCTTAACGAAAGATATGGCAAAAAAGCCTTGTGGATTGATAAATTTTTGCATAATAAATTGCAAAAAATATCAAAAACCAAAAATAAAAACCCACAAGCAATAGCCGAATATCTAATTAGTTTGGGAATATCAACTGTTGAAAATTATAATATGCCAACAGAAATTACTTTTGATATAGATAAATTATAAATCTGTAATCAAGTTCTCAATATGGTTGCCAATCTTGTTGGCGTTCTCAATACTTTTCTCTTCGTGAATATGAGCATACCTTTGTGTCGTAGCTTGATCTCTATGGCCAAGTAGTTCACCCACGTCTGCAAGTTTAACTACCTGTAATGACCAAGAAGCGTAACTGTGTCTAATGTCATGCAAACGCACATTATCAATATTGCAATTTTTTAATATAGTGTGCCAGGCACGTCTAGGTGATTTTATACCGACAATATAATCAGAATCTTTTGTAGTTTTATCTAACATACCAAGAATCTGTGGGGATAAATATATAATTCGATCCTCACCTAGACGATCATTTTTATGATTTTTAATAATTAATTTGTTGTCGTGAATGTCTGTCCATTTAGCTTGTGCTATCTCACCTTTTCTAGCACCTGTTAATATCAATAACCAAATAAATAAAATTGATTTTTTATATATTGGATTTTTTTGCAGCCTGTTCATTTCACGCACAACAGCTATCAACTCTTTATTAGTTAAATATCTTTTGCGTTTATTTTCTCTATTTTTATTAATGTGTGTAGCTGGATTATTTTCTACCAAAGATAAAGTAATAGCTAAGTTAAACATAGCTTTAAGTGTAGTTAGTATGTTGTTAGCAACAAATGGCGCACGTTCAGATATACTTAAATGTAATGATGCAATATCACCACGAATTATATCTGTAATTGGTTTATCACCAAGTATGGGTTTTATATTATTGTCGTAAAGTTGATTTATTTTATTAGTGGTTTTACAACCCCTACGTTTTAGATCACGAAGATACAGCTTGAATAACTGATTCAGATTTTGTTTCATTTTTTCTCTCTCTTAATATATTTATTATCTCAATCGCAGTTTTCAATGATTCATGCGGATTGAAACTTTTAATAAATTCTAACTTCTTTTGATATGTTTTGCCAAGATTTTCGTTAGGTGCAAAAGTAACCTTATCCTCAGGTAGAAAAACAAAAGCGAAAATATCAACTTCTTCTTTATTATATAATCTTTGTTCTCCTGTATTTGATGTTTTCTTTTTTATATCCCACCTTACCCAATCAGCATTGTTTCTTTCAAAAAGAGAAGCTGAAGTTTTTACTTGTATTTTATAAGATTTGTTATTAAGAACTGCTAAGAAATCGTAACGTGAGTGTGATGGACATTCAAAGATCTCGTCAAAGTATCTAGCGAGGTAGCTGGCGGTGAGGTATTCCCCCGCACGGCCAACTTGGTTTGGTGTCATTTTTATTCTTCTTTTTTACGTTTTAGTCTTTCTGGTAATTTTGATTTTTCTTCATACTCAACATAAGCGTCTGATAAAATATTAATTTGTTCATCTGCCCTTCTTTCAAGCTCTAACACCTTTTGTTCATCACCTCTTAATGATGCTTCTCTAATTTTTTGACGATAATATTGTTGTAAATCATTTATCTCTTTACCTTTAAAATACAAATTAGTATCTCTGCTTTGTTCTGGATCGACTGGATAAAAATTTTGACCAACCAATCTCCACCATGCTTGAGGTTGGGTAATTTTTGGATCACCATAATAATTAGGTTCTTTTGTTATAGCCTCATACATTTTGCCTGCAAATCCTATATCAGTAAGCCAAGTTGGTGCTACTGTTCTCCATACATAATTTAAACTGTCCGCTGCCTTATCTACTGGAGGAGCTGAAGGATTAACTATTTCTCTATTTGTAAAGGGATCTTTATTTGCTTGAATTGCAGTAATTACATTAATACCAGGACCACCCCAAAGACCAACTATATCATCTGTTGCTTCACCAAGTTTTTCTGATTCAATTTTGTTAATAATACCACTATAAAAGCCCCATGGCATATTGTACGACCAATCATAAAATTGCCATCTACCTTCATCATCTTTGTAAGGCCACACTAAAGCACTATCACTATCTCTTAAATAATCCTGCAATGATTCTTTTAAAGTTTCAAGATCACTTTCTGTCATATCTTTGTTTTGCCTTTTCCATTCTAATGCTGCAAGAGCTGGAACTGCTGCATATTTAACATATCTTTCTGGATAACGTATAAATGTGTCTATCAGAAAAGGTAAAACTTTATATTGAAATGTTGCAAATGGCACACCAAAAGGACTTTGTCTAATTTGTCTTAATCTTGGAGGAACTAAAGAATAATCAAATAAAGTTTTTTGTGCATTGTAAACAGCAGTTTCAGCATTTTTTCCTGCCTCCATATCATCAATAATTTTTATAATTTTGCCAAATGTTTCTATAAATCCATAACTATCTCCTGCAAAATTTAAAAGGAGAGAGCTTACACTGTCTGCTCGATCTAACCAATTACCAGTTTTTTTAGCTTTAGCGATTTTGTACATTCTTTTTATTTGTACCATTTCTTGTTTGTTAAATGTTGTAGAAGATATGCCAAATTTATTTGCTATCTTATAATACTTGCCTTTATTAATAATTTGTTCGAAAGCCTGAATAAATCTTAAAGGAAGTCTTGTGGCAGAAACTCCAGATAAATTTAATAGCACCATGTTTGATATAAAGTTTCTAACAACAGATGGTGGGTTTAGAGGTACTTTTAATGTTTTCCATATTTTTGTGGCATCTCTACCAAATCTGCTAAAACTATCAACTATATCTTGTGCTGCTCGGTTTGCTCCAATTAAATCATCATATATTTCTTTTCTAACATACATTCCTCTTAACTCACCATATCTTCTTTCGTTTGGAATTTGTTTAAACTTTTTTTGATCTAATTTTGCTATGTTTGTGTTTGCTTGTTTTATTGACTTTTGCAAATCATCAATAATTTTCTTTGCTTGTGGAATTTCTTTTTGTGTTCTTAAACCTTCAGCAATTTCTTTTGTAATTCTTTCAACTTCTTCTTTAGCATGAAACACACCAATCTTTCTACCACGAAAGGGTACTAAAGTTTCTTGAACAGCCCAGTTAGGATTTTTTGATATTTCTTTAAAAAAACCAAGTTTAACAACATCACTTATAGGATCTTCTATTGCTTTTGCTCCAAGCAATCCAACATCTTCTATTTCTCCAAGAAATAATCTTGTGGCTTCATCCAAATCTTTTCTTTCTTTTAAGTAACCCATAGGGCTAGATTTTTTATTAAAATATTTAAGAAATAATCTTGGTAAATAAGTACCATAATTTTCTTCCATTATTTCTTTTGACAATAAACCATTTTCTTCTAAAATTTCTGAAACCCTGTCTATTCCCTGTCTTAAATTTAAAGCATTTTCTTTAAGATTTTCAGGCACTTCATCAAAATTTCTACTACCTGTTAAAAATTCATAAACAGTTTTGTTTTGATCTGGTGTTAATTTGTTAAAAGAATTGAATACTCTTTTTGATAAATCTGAAACACGCTCAAGTTTCCCTGTAAAAAAACCTCTTTTACCAAGGTACTGTGGTTGTTCAGGTAAATCACCCAATGCACCTGCCGCAGCAGTTTTTGATTCTATTTTATTTAAAACATTATTTGCTAAACGTTTATAAATATTACCAATATAAGGAATTTTTCCCAGAATCCCTACGTCTTTATTGACTACAACTCTTAATTCTTGGTCTAAAGGAGAAACAATATCCTCTAATTCATCAACAATTTTTCCTTCAATAATTACTGGTTCTGGTGATGTTTTTTGTTTTGTTAATGGTTTAACCTCTGGAGATATATTTTCTAATAATTTTATTTCTGCTTCCGGAGCTGGTAATTGTAATGGATCAGTTTGTTTTTTTCGTCTTTTTAAAGCATTTATTATAACACCAGAAGTTCCACCAAGAACTCCACCAAAAACAGTACCTACGCCAGCAGCTTCCGCAATATCTCCAGATTTGTATTTTTCTTGAGCATCTGCTCTAATTTTTGCTCTTTGTCTGAGAGATTCATAACCACCACCATATGCAGCACCCTCTGCTGAACCAATAATTGCGTATCTACCAGGTCTGCTAGTAACAATAGATTTAAGAATATTTTGTTTTAGTGTATTTTTTACAACTTCTTTTGCTGCAGTGGATGCAATTTTTCCTGCACCAACACCTAAATATGTTGTTGGACTTTCAAATGGATTTAAAATATTTGCAAATGCTCTACCAGCTCCAGCAAAACTTGGTGCTTTTTCATCATACATATCTATAATATCAACAAATGCTTGTTTTTGTTCATCTGTAGCATTTCCTATTGCTTGACCTTCTGTAACTAAATCAACATCACTGTAAGCAAGACCGCCTCCATACTCTAAACCAAATTCTGCATACCCTTGATCGCTTAGTTTTGGAATTTCTTTACCAGGATTTTTTCTTGTCCAATTCCATTCATACATTTTTTTTGATGCTTCAATCCATTTTGGATCTTTTTTGATTGTTTCTTCGGTTAATCGCTCTGTAGCTTTTGTTTTTATAGAACCCTTTTGCTCTACTATTTGATTGTCATTTTTTGATTCATATTCATTGCCTGTAACAAAACCTGTTGTTTCTTTATTAACAATTGTATTTCTTAAAATTGATAATTGTTTTTCAGCTTCATCTTTAGTTTCATATCCGATTATTTTACCATCTCTAATATCTTGTATAAATGTTTCTACAGGCAATATTTTACCAATACCTTTTGCATAAGTAGGTAAAATATAAGTTTTATCATCTATTCCAAAAGTACCTAATCTCATAGAAACTGTTTGTCCTTTTAATTCTTTATCTAAAGTTCCTTTAAATTCATCTACATCTGTAAAATTTTTATTGTGATAATTTTGTAAAAATTTTAAATTAATACTGTCAGCATTTGTGCCTTCAGCAAAACCTGTTCTTTCTTGACTTGTAATTTGTGGTGTGGTTATTTGTGGTTGTTGTTGATCAACAAGATTTAATAATTCTTCTTTTGTTGGTTGTGTATCAGATGTAACAGTATATTTTTGTCCATCTATTTCAAATGTATATTTTGGCATGAATTAACTTTTTCATTTATCTATTATCTTTCAATTTGACCTAAATCTATAACAAGCTCATTGTCATTATTTGCAACAGACTTATTGTCATTATTTGCACTATCGGGATTATAAAGATTATACGCATTTTCTGCTAAAACTTTGATTTCTTCTTCAGTATATTTAAGCCTACCAAGATTATCTTTTACTGTTCTCATTTGTTTTGCATATTCTTCTATAAATTCTTTTTTACCTTCTAAAAATTTTGCATTTACTCCTAAAATACTTAGCTCTTGTTTAAAGTCCTCATCTGTATAATTTGGATCATAATTTTTTGATTGTGGATCAAGTTTTGATTTTAAAAGGTTTAGTCTTTCTAATTTTTTTATATCTGCTGGTGCTTCATCCTTCTTAAGTTCTTCTTGAATATAAAACCTTTTTGTTTGTTCTGGACCCACTATGTTGTATATTTTTTCATAATCAGTTCCCTCTATTGCTTTAAAAAACTTTTCATTTTCTAAAGTTTCTTCTTCAACTTCTATATCTCTTTGTCTTTGTTGAAGAGCAAAATCAACACCAAATATTTTTGCCATATCTTGATACTTAGGATCTGTAAAAAATTCTTCTTGTCTTTTCTGCAACTCTTCTTGCTCTCTTTGTCTTTTTTGTTGTTGTAAAATATCCGCTCCTCCTAATATAGCCCTAGTTGAATCTTCACCACGCAAAGCACTTCCTAAACCAAGCAAGGCTAAAGCAACTCCTGGTGGAATGTTGCTTAAAAATGGTCTTGAACTTGATCTGCCCTCATCTGTTTGATCAACAATCTGATTTACTTGTGTTTGTGTTGGAAAAGGTGCGCTCATGGTTTTATCCTGTTGATGTTATTCAAAAAGCCCCGCCTATTGCTAATGATGCTAATAACTTTGCAAGCTCTCCTGCAATATCAGCACCACCTACATCTCTTCTTTGAACTTGTGATGCTCCTGTTGGTATTCCACCTACTGCTTGTGATAGTAACCCAAGTTGTTGTGCTGGGTAAGCTAATGCACGATCAAACTCGCCTCTTGCTGCTGTAAGAGCTGCTTGTTGTAGTTGTCTTTGTTGTGCGCCTGTGCCTAATAAACCAGATATAGCTTGTTGTTGTGCAATCTCTTGTTGTCCTAATAAATTAGCTCTAAATTGTTGTTGAGCAAGTTGTCTTTCAATATCGGATTGAGCAGCTCTTTGTGCTTGCTCAAAACCAGCTTGTCTTAATTGTGCTGCTGTTCTGCCTGCTTGCTCAACAAAAGGTCTTGCTGCTTCAGATTCAATTAAAGCTGACCTTGAGCCACCAAAAGCACCAGCTCTTATCGCTCTTTCTTGAGCTTGTCTTTGAGCAATATCTTGTTGTCTTTGTATGTCACTAAGAGCAACATCTACTACCTGTTGCTCAAATGGTGATCTGTATGCACGAATATCAGCATCTAATAAAGATGGCGCTGGTTGTTGCATTAACTGTTGTCTTTGAGCAAATACATTTAATGGTTCTGCTTGACTAGCTACTCTTCTTTGAAATTCAAATCCTCTTAATTCGTCTGGTGAGAAACCAGCCACCTGTGGTCCTATGTAGGGTGTAAATGGTTGTTGAGCTACTGCTCTAGCTTGACCATATATATCTCTATATATATTTTGTTGAAATTCTGGAATTACTGTTTCTGTTGTTGTTGCACCTTTACTCATAAATCTTTTTTTATTATATATTCTGGTTCAAAACCTAAATGTTTTATTTTCTTAATCCATCCTTTACGCCCCCCTAAATAAAGTCTTTTTACATTTGCTCTACGAGCAAAATCCTCTATATAGGGAAACATCTCTTCAAGTTCTTTATAATCACCACCAGCAAATAATAAATTCATTGCTCTGTATTGTGGGAATATAATAAACTCTGTTATCATGGCTGATTTCTTACCTGGCCATAAATGAAATATTCCTTGTCTTATTCTATCCTCTATGTCATTAATTGTATAGCCGTCTTGATGTTTTACAGCTCCCTCAATCCAATGTTTACAACGCTCCCATTGTATTTTCCACTCCTCTTTTGCTTGAGATTGTCTGTCTAATTTTTTAATCGCCTTTTGCATACTCAATCAAACTTGCGATAAAGTTAATATTTGCGTGTGAAACTTCTATTTTTAAAATATCACCCGCAGTTAATAATAAATTGTTTGTCAGTATTTCTTTTGTTTCATTTGCTGAAATGCTTATTTCTTTGAATATTGGAAATGTATGTCCCGTATTGTCCGTAATCGAAAGTGTCACAGTAGTCGCTTGGTTGCCATCATCACCAATTCT